TTTAGGTCAGCAACGATCTGTCTTTTCTCGCTGGGTTCTATCCAGTAGTTCTGGCTTTCACAGGATTGTTGCTGGCCTTTTTTTATGGAAATAACTATGCAAGGATGGATAAAACTACACCGCCAACTTTTAGACTGGGAGTGGTATGACGACCACAATACCACCAGATTATTCATCCATTTACTTTTAAAAGCCTCTCATGTGTCTAAAAAATGGCGTGGCCAAACCATTAAGCCTGGACAACTAAGAACAACTATTGGTGAATTAGCAATAGAGACTGGTCTATCAATTAAAAATACTAGGACATCATTAAATCACTTAAAATCGACAAACGAAGTGGCAAGCCAAACGACAAATAAAGGGACTGTTATATCAATCAATAACTGGGGTGAGTACCAGCAAGATGGCAAGTGGCCAGGCAAACAGGTGGCAAACAAAGGGCAAACGGGTGGCAAGCTGACCTCTGGGCTTAAGAATGTAAAGAATGTAAAGAATGTAAAGAAGAGAGAGATAGCCACTCCCTTAAAAGATAGATTAAATGAATCTGATTTTGAGGTAATAGCCGAGAGGTATAAAGTACCCACCAGCTTTGTTATCAGCAAATGGGATGATTTAATAAACTACTGTATCTCTAAAGGAAAAACATATAAAAATTATAAAGCAGCTCTTTCTTCATGGGTTAAGAAAGATGCTATAAAAAGGATTGACGATGTCAAACAAAATAACAGCAAAACAGCAATCGACCTTAGTGGAGTTTGAACCAGATGAGGTTTGGGAAGTTTCTACAGGTAAGGAAAAGTTTATTATGAATGGTAAACAGGCACACGCATTAAAACAAGCTACTGGATCAGGAAAGAGGGGACTGGTGTGGTTTGATGACTTTGCGGTTTCAATAGCCCACATTGTGAACATTAAGAGGACTAAACGAGGTCAAGTGACGATTGATAAGAAGTTAGAAGATTTTAGAGCAAAGTTGGCAAAATGAGTGTGTTATTATATAGGACAATAACAGATGCCATTCCCAAACCCACTAAAACCAGGAGAAACAAATAACCTCAATGGAGCACCAGATGGCGGTCATACCTGGAGTGGTGTATATAATAGGATTCTAGTTGCTAAACCAGATGATGAATTTCAACCATTAAATAAAAAGGAATTAATAGCATCTAATGATGTAGTTAAAGCTATTGATGGTAAAGATGCAGCTATTAATAGGATTCAAGATAGAACAGAAGGTAAGCCAGTACAACAAACAGACATAACAACAGGTGGTGATAAACTACCAGGAGTAAACATAGACGAATGGTTAGCAAAATCTTATGGAGACAATCAAAATAAGAAATAGGAGAGTCTGCATTGAGACTGCTAAAAAACACGGGTGTCCTAATGACCAGATAGGACATTTTTTTAAGATAGGTTACGTTCCCCTCCCTTGGCAATGGGAGTTTCATTCAATAGCAAGACAAGCAGATAAAAGCGATGGACCTATTGATATTGGACTAGGTGGGGCTAGAGGACCAGGCAAATCACATGCTGTACTATCACAAGCTGCACTAGATGACTGTCAAAGAATACCAGGATTAAAGGGTTTATTCTTGAGACAAACTGGAGTAGCAGCACAAGAGTCATTCGATGACTTAATTGATAAGGTAGTAAGGGGTAAGGTTAATTACAAGAAGTCAGGACAAACACTTAGGCTAGGTGATTCAAGAATAGTAATGGGTGGATTCAAAGATGCTAAGGATATTGATAAGTACATTGGTATTGAGTATGACTTTATTATTGTTGAGGAACTTAACCAGCTTACCCTAGAGAAATACACTAAACTAAGAGGGTCACTTCGTACAAGTAAACCTAGCTGGCGACCTAGGATGTACACATCATTCAACCCTGGGGGATTAGGACATAAGTTCGTAAGAGATAGATACATCGTTCCCCATAGAAAGAAGGAAGAAATTAAAACGAGATTCGTAGGCTCGACATACAAAGACAATCCTCATTTAAACGTAGAGTACACAGATTACTTAGAAGGACTAACTGGTGACTTAGGCAGAGCTTGGAGAGAGGGAGACTGGGACTTGTTTGCAGGTCAAGTCTTTCATGAGTTTAGACACGCACTACACGTAATGAAAACTGTAGTACCCAACGCTAACTTCGACCACTACTTGTCAAAGGACTGGGGTTATTCCCTAAAGTCTAAGTTTGCCTCATACGCTTCAGTAGTGTTGCAGATGAAAACAGATGATGGGCAGAAGTTTAACCGAGTAATTACATATAACGAGTGGGCAGGTAATCAGATCAATCCTGAAGGTTGGGCTGAGAAGATTTATAAAGACACAGTGAGGACTTATGATAATAAATTTAACTACGAGGCTGGGTATTGTGATGCTGCGATGTTTTCTCCTGGTGCTGATGGGTCGGTATCAATTGCACAAAGAATGATGACTAAATGGGACGATCTACATGGAGATAACTGGACAGTATTAAAACCAGGTACTCGTAACAGATTAGCTAGAGTGGCTACTACACATGATTGGTTATCAATGGCTCCTGATGGTAGACCTTACTGGCTTATCACAGAGAACTGTAAGTATTTAATAGACTCACTACCCCTACTTATTTACAATGATGGTAAAGGAAAGAAAGACGACGTTGATACAGACAGTGACGATCATGGGTATGATTCTATCTCCTACTTCCTGACACAGATTAAGTTTATAGGAGTTAAAACAGGCTCATTTAACATGACTGGTAAGGTGAGTACCAAGGTAGTAGTACCAAGAGATAAGCAGGGTAATGAATTGGCTATGGACCTAGAGAAGTGGGGCGATGAGATGGAAGAAGACAGGGTGTACAATGAGTCATCATGGAAGTTCTAGAAGAAAAATTAAGAATTAATTGGCATACTAGAAGGCACATAGAGTTGTGGCTTGGTAGTGAAGAAGAAGACTATACTCAAATCTATTGTATAATTTGTAGAGGTAGGTTAGTTGGTGTGCATCAGAGGATAATAGCTATCATGCCTGTTGGAATGATGGATGTAGAGTTTCTTTCCCCTCCGATTCAGCACCTTTGCAAGAAATGTAATACAACTTATCATATTAAAAACGTGATATAATTAGCCTATGAAGCAACACATAACTGAAGAACAACACAATCAAATAAGTCAGGAATTGAGACAAAAACTAAGAGAGTGGATGACTAAAAAAAACTATCCATTATATAGAGACGACCAATCACTTTTAACAATCGGTCAAATGATTGAGTTTTTGGGAAATGATTGGCATTTTGCATTGCATTGTGGTGTTTATGATGGTGGAGATAGTATTCGTCCTGGGATTAAACATACTGAATTATGTAATGAGCTTTGGCAAGCAGTCAAAGAGGTATTAGAGGCTAAGTAAGTTTGTGCTATAATTTATTAAGGACATCTCCAAACAGAGGTGTTTTTTTTATGAGAGATAATTTACAAACCAATATCCACACAAGCAACAGTCAAGAGAGGTTAATCCAGGAGGCTGATCCGTTTAAACTAGATCTAAAGGATGAAGAGTTTATTGATGTTATAGATCGGAGAGTAGCAGACTGTATTTCATACTACGAAGGTAAGGACTTGTACAATCGCCAGACTAAGATGCGGGAATACTACAAAGGCGACCAGGGTGATATTACAGATCCTAAGAAATTACCTAAGTACGCAACTCCATACTTAGAAAACATTGTTTATGGTGGTATTTCAAGACAGAAACCTATTGCACTTTCAAGACTTCCAGATATGGTTGTCAAAGCAGGTGATGGTGGTGAGGTGAGTAGAGATGCAGCTAATACTGTCACTGATTTACTCAACACTGATATCAAGAGTCGCAAGAGAAGAAAGGTTTTAGGTAGGGCGTTCAAAGAACAACCTCTTAACTTTTACGCAGTAGTTAAATGTATTTGGGATGAGGAATTGGGGTTTGATGGTGATTTTGACTTCGTAAATATACATCCTGACAATATATATTGGGATCATACCTGCAAAACAAGCAACGCTGATGATATGTGGTTTGTAGCTCACAAGATGGATATTACTGTTAAAGAAGTAGTAATGATGTTCCCTGACTCTAAGGAAGATTTCTTAAAGGAAATAGGCTTAGAAGATCCAGATAAAAGAACCGAGAAGAAAATGGCTTCTACTTACGAGATATATGAAGTTCATTTCAAATGGTACAAAGAACAAACTGACGAGGTAAGTGGTGAGAAGAAGTGGGAGAAGATCGAGGCTATAGTCTGGAAGTATAAAAAGGTTGTTTTAGATAAGATGAGACAGCCATACTACGATTACGAAGGTAGAGTTAATTTGTTCTCTAAGGCTTTAAAAGAAAAGCGAGAACCAACAGAAGAAGAGATTTACGAAGCTATGTTCGGTGATGCTCAAGGACAGAAAACATACAACAACTATTTCAAACAAGCTAGAAAGCCGTTCTACTTCATGGTCTATGACAACATAGGTGAAGATCCAGTTGATGTGACTACTCGTATAGAACAGTCTCTACTATTTCAAGACCATATTAATTTAGAAGGTTTGCAAATAAGTGAAATGAACGCTCGTACAGTAGGTAAGCCTGTTATCTCTGCCCAGTACATAAAGAAAGAAGACGCTAAAAAGATAGATTGGAAGGATCACAATAAAGCAGTGATGGTGAATGCTGATGATATTCGTAAAGCTTTTGTACACATCCCTGGCATACCCGCACCACAACAACTTTATAAGAGCAAAGAAACTAATCGTAACTTCGCTTATGAAATGATTGGTGTGAACGCTACTACTCGAGGTCTAAGAGAGACAGACAGTACACTAGGACAAGACCAGATGGCACGTGAGGCAGACTATGGATTAATTGATGACATTGTAGAAGAAACTATAAACGATCTTGCAGAGTGGATGGGTGCGTGGAGTATGCAGATGATTAGAATGTTCTACACTAAACCTCATTTTAAGGATGTGGTAGGTAAGGACGGAGAATCACTTTATACCGCTATAACACAAGATCTTATAGAGGATGGAATGATTGTCGAAGTAGGCGCAAGTGGAGTAGATAAGGTTCAACGTAAGAGGATGGCTATTCAAAATGTAGGTATGGCTCCCGACTTCCTTTCATACTATCAAGATACCGAACAGAGTAATCCTAAGGAGAGGGCTAGAATGGCTTTCTTATCAGTTAACGCTCCTCAAATATACTATCAAGAGTATTTAGTAGAAGAAATACAACCGCCTGCAACAATGGCAGGGGGACAACCACAGCCTCAGGAACAACAAATGCCAGGTGTTGGACAATTAGCTCCACAAGGGGGACAACCTCTTATCGGTGGTAGCCCAGATCAACCACCAGCACCACAACCAGTTTAATGTTATAATTCATTAATGAGAAAATTAAGTGATGAAGATTACACTATATTTAATGGACGCAAGTTTTTTTATGTTTCAGCTGATATGAGTATCCAGTGTGCTCATTGTTTGTTTGTTCAAGAAAGAACTTTTGTTAGAAATAAAGATGGTCTCATTATAGGAGTGATGCTTCTAGAAGAAAACGAACAGCATAGTGATGACTGCAAGCAAAATGTGGTACAATAAAAAACATGGCATCCCAAACAGACGACAAAATCTTCGACGAATTAGATAAAGCTAAGATCGACGAACAAGTTAGATCTCAGGCTGAAGAAATAGCCACCTCCAAAGTTAAAGAACTCCAATCAAAAATAGGTGAAGCAGTAGGCGCAAAGCAAGATGACGATAAGTATGCTTCCATGAGTGATATGAAGGCTGATATTGATCGCAGGGCTGAGGAAAAGGCTAATGAAGCTGCTGATAGGATTAAAACAGAGATTCAAGAAGAAACAGAAACTAAAGTGAAGGCAGCTCAAGAAGTTGAGGACAGTAAGATTCAACAAACCAAAGAAGATCAAGACAAAGAATGGGCTAGATTAACAGATGAATGGAAAGAAGCGGTTGAAGATGGTGTAGTTCCCTCCCCTAGTGATGAAATAATGGACAAGTTAGTAAAAGGTACTGCTTTAACTCCAGAAGATAAAAAGGACAAAGGTATACAGTTTTACAGCAGTTCAGTTAAGCGACACGCTGAACTAAAGAGTCAAGGTAAGGCTAAATCATTTTACAGAACAATGACTCAGATGGACAAGAAACCCTCAAGTGCTACAGCTCCAGTATTCGGAGGTAGTGTAGCAACTCCACGTGATACAGAAGAATCAACAGACTCCCAAATAAACGAAGCTACTAACCGCGCGTTAGGCATGGGTCTCCCCACCTAAATAAACTGTGGTACAATAATCTCACAAGGACATATCCGCTCTAAAGAGGCGGATTTTTTTGTGCTTATTAATTAATAAAGGAAAACTATGTCAGGACTTTCATACGGCAATAGAGTCGGTCACTTTTCGACCTCCAGGCCACAAGCGATAGTAACTAATGCGTTTTTAAACACCCCTACTCTAGCAGCTAGAGTTATTGGTAACGCCAAATCATTTAACAGAAAATCAATGCTTCACGACATTGAAGTAACTGCAAGAACTCAAGGACAATGGATTGCAGGTGGTGAGAGATTAAACAGTGCAGCTGAGGATGTAACCATCCAAATCGAATTTAGCAGAAGTATGTACACTTCACCAATTGTAGATCTATTGACTGAGGCAATGCCAAGACAATACGACAACGATGTTGATTTCGATACATTTGACTACCAGAGTGCATATAACCAAGTATTGCAAGATATGTCCACAGCCGCTTACGGCTTTGGTGCAGGTAATATCATGCTCGGGTTAGGTGCAATCGTAGACGATGGTACAAACGTAGACAGCTACGGTGGACAATCACGTACAACTTACGATCAACTAGCAGCTACATACACTGACTGGGTAGCAGCTATGTCTCTATCGAAACTAGCTACTATGCACGACGCGGTATCTGATTCTGGAATAAACGAAATGCCTACAAGCATCTTCTCTGACTTCTCTAAATTCTCACTATATGAGAGTTTACTAACTCCAACTGTTTCTCACGAATACAGTGTAGAGCCAGTAAGAGGACGCAATGCAAAGACTTCCAGCAAAGAATTATCAATGGGTCAAGGTTTTACATCCCTAAGATACAGAGGTATCCCATGGATGAGAGACAAAGCTTGTACTGCAAACACAGTATTTATGCTTAACGAGAACTACCTAGACTTCTACGGTGACACCAAAATGCCTAAACGCCATGCAGGTGCTTACGAGAAGATCAGTTTAGGAAAGAAAACCATTGACGGCTTCGACCAGCCAAGTGAATTCAACGGATTCTTCTTCAGAAAAGAAATGCAATCTTACGATCAATTAGCTCTAACAGGCAGATTCGTAGTAAGTGGTCAGTTCTATTCAAAGAACCCACGCAGACATGGTCAAGCTTACAACGTAACGTCAGTATAAATTTAATATAACGCCTGGGGGGAGTACCTCCCAGGCATAACCCTGGAGTACCAGGTAAAGGAAAAATATGTCAATGGTAGCATTCGGCAGAGTTGATAAAACCAGCTCAATAGCCGCACATCAATTAGGAGATTTTTATCCAGATTCTTATGGAAGAAAATTTGTTTACTGTAAAGCAGGAGCAGCAGAATTAGCACGTGGATTACTCGCAGTAGCACCTACTGTAGTCGCAAATCACATTAATTTGAGTTATGCAACAATCCCAGCAGTGGGAGATAAGGTAATTTATGTCACTCTTGGTGCAACACTAGCTACAGCCGATCAATATAAAGACGGTTGGCTAACTGTTCAAGATGGTACAGGTCAAGGCAGGTCTTATCCTATCGAGGGTAATTTAGCAGCAGACTCAGCTGGAACTTGTACGGTTTATCTTAAAGAAGCAGTCGATAGTGTAGGCGTGTTAGCAGAAGTAGGTGTAGATCTATTGGCAGGAAACTTTAACGGAACTGTTATCTCAGTCACCGATCAAGTCGATATGCCAGTCGGAGTACCTCTAGTTACTGTTCCAGCAGCTTATTATTACTGGAGTCAATATTGTGGACCATGTTCGGTCTTACAAGACAGCACTACCCCAGCAATTGGAACTGAAATTACTGTATCAGCAGCAACCGCAGGAGCGATTGGTGAAAGAGATGCAGCAGCTGAAGTAAAAGTTGGTGTCGTAGGACAGCAAACAAGTGTATCCACTGAATATCAGTTGGTTAACTTAAACATCGGACTTTAATTAGTACACTCAAGCTCTCGAGGGAGCTTGGGATGTGCAAATTAATTCCTCAATACGCACACTCGTGAGGAACAAAGGAACTTATGGAAGAAAACAAAAAGGTCGAACCTAAAGCCAAGGCTTTGGAAGCCAGAGGCTATTACAAGAGTTACGACATTAAATGGCTCAGGGAATATCCTGAACATCCAGATTATAAATTAGTAGCAGAATACGATAAGGAAAATATATGTCAAAATGGTTAAGAGATGCACACTATGCAAATGCACTAAAACAAGGATGTAAAATTGGTCCAGAAGATTTAGCTGGAATGATTGGTTTACCAAGTGTAGGCGACATCTGGTACGTTGATCCAGGTGCTGGTAGTGATACTGGAAACGGTGGACAATCTAGAGACGATGCTTACGCTACTGTAGCAAAAGCTTACGATTCAGCTACCGCAGATCAAGATGATGTGATTTTAATCACTCCATCTAGTTCAACAGGTCGTACTAGTGAGACAGCAGCTATCGTATGGGCAAAGAGACGAACCCACTTAATCGGTTCGACTGCACCAACGCAGTTTAACCCAAGAGCAGGAATGTCTTTCGGATCAGCAGTTGTGTCACCTTGTTTAACAATTTCAAATAGAAGTTGTATTTTCAAGAACATCACAATTTCTAACATGCAAGATATAAATGTTACAGTTGAAATGACTAGTGACTACAACTATTTTGAAGGAGTTCACTTTGCAGGTATGGGAAATGCCACCGCAGGTGATGACACTTCAGCAAGAATTATCAGACTAAATGGTTCTGGTGAGAATACTTTCAACAGTTGTACATTCGGTATTGATACAGTTTTGCGAACCGCTTCCAACGCCTCAATAG